AAAAGAAGGAAGAGAATGGATTATCCATTGCTCTAGCAGGAAGATGGAGAACATCAATCAATCATCGCCTGTCTCACGAGCGATCCCTGTGATTCTCTTTGTCGTGGGTCTCATGAGTATTTACTATCTTTATCAATATCTCTATGGACCGAGCACATCCAATGCTTATCCGTTGGTTACAAAGGACCAGGAAGCCAAAGTAGAACCCAGTCAGCCCATTGTAATTGCAAAGGATAAGCTCCCTAACATTTACGAAGGGGGTGAATTCTCTATCTCTACATGGTTCTATGTTTCCAACTGGTCCTATCGCAAAGGATACAACAAGGCCATTTTACGTCTAGGAAGCCCCCAAATGGGCGGATTTGACACCCTCCGCATTTACTTGGGTGCTCATCGCCCTAAATTGTCCGTCCGTCTTCATACCAAGGACTCCTCTGCTACCATGAATACAACGACACAACCTCAGAACGATGCGCTTCCGAACCAAATGCTCCAGACCGTATTTGAAACGCAGGCAGCCTCCGGATTATTGGAAGACGCCTCTCCGTTATGTGATTTGCCAGACATTGACCTTCAACGATGGGTTCATTTGGTGGTGGCCGTGAATGGAAAGTCCGTGGATGTCTATCTGGATGGCAAGCTGGCCCGTTCCTGTGTACTCCCTTCCTTCTACAAGGTGGATGCGGGCGGATATGCCGCAACCCTTCTCCCGTATGGTGGATTTGGAGGTCATCTGTCTACCACCACCATGTATGATTCTGCCCTGAACCCTGAGCAGGTCTATCAAGCCTACGCAGCGGGTCCTGAGCCCATTACCTCCTTTAGTGATTGGCTCCGTTCCATCTTCAAGTTCAGTGTGAATGTATCAGTGGACTCAAAATAAATACTATCATCCGATAAATAGGAATACCAATCGATGTCAGAGTATCTCTTTAACAATCGTTCTGGAAACAACACCGCATCCACAACGAATGCTTCTCCGACCATGACCGACCAAGTCCTTTATGGCATCGGCTTCGTACTCGGCATCTACATCATTTTGTTTACGATAGAAGTCATTTATATGTATTTTAATCGTCTAAGTATGAATCGCACGGAACTGCTTCCTTACACCTACATTACGGACAATAAAGCCATTACGATTGCCCAGAATCCGAATGTGAAACGTTCCAAGCCCATTTCCTTGTCCGACAATGAGCGCACGGGTATTGAGTTCAGTTATTCATTTTACTTGTACGTTCATCCCTCTACGTTTCGTGAGCATGCGGGACTCCTCCATTTGTTTCATAAGGGTTATGCGAACCCATTTCCCTTGATGGCCCCTGGTGTCTTCATGCATGCTCACACGAATACCCTCCGTGTCTACATGAACACCTTCAAGGGGTGGAATCAGTATGCGGATGTCCAGAATGTTCCTGTGAACAAATGGGTTCATTTGGTGATTCTCTGTAAGAACAAGGCACTTGAAGTCTATGTCAACGGGAATCTGTCTCGTAAGATGTCCTTTGATGGCTTTGCTCCGTATCAGAACTACCAGGACATTCATTGCTTTAGCCAGCGTTCGTTTACCTTGCGAAAGGCAACCATTCCCTCTCTGGGCGATACGGATATGGAAATTGTGGGAGCGATGAAGGGAATGTTGAGTCGTCTGACCTATTTTAACTACGCTCTCGCCTATTCGGAAATCCATCAATTGATGAATGAGGGTCCTTCGACCACGATGGACGGGGATATGATGAACGACATCCCACCCTATTTGGCGGACAACTGGTGGACGCAGACGGCGGCCTAAACAGCTCGCAGTCGCACCCCATCGCAATGTACGTCCATCGAACCCCCGTTCAGAGTCGCAGTCCGCAATGTACGTCGAGCGAACTCCCGTTCCCTCTCCGCAATGTACGTCGAGCGAACTCCCGTTCCCTCTCCGCAATGTAAAGCGTCCAGATATTTACTACCATCACACTAGCAATGCCAGGCGGAGGTCTCTTTGCGCTCGTTGCGTACGGAGCACAAAATGTGTTACTGAGCGGTAACCCCGATTTCACGTATTTCTATAAAACCTATAAAAAATATTCGCATTTTGCGGAGGAATCGGTCTCCTTTGCTCTCGATGGTCCGCAAGACTTGTCCTACGACCAGCCCATCCAGATTCGTTGTAAGATTCAACGTGTGGCGGACTTGGTGCGTGACATGTATTTCTCCTTTCAACTCCCCGATATTTATTGTAAGTACATCCCTCTCCCTGCGACGGTATCGTATGGTACAAGAACCTCACAATACAACTTTGCGTGGGTGAACTACATCGGATGTCATATGATTCAGAGTGTGGGATGTTACATTGGAGGCCAGCGTATCCAGGAGTTTGATGGTGCCTATTTGATTGCGAAAGCGCAGTGTGATTTGGACACCTTCTCCTATCAAAAATGGGAGCGCCTCATCGGAAATGTTCCGGACCTCTATGACCCTGCGAATGGAACCTATGGAGGCGGTAGCACTGGAATCGGTTACCCATTGGTCTACAATAACAATGGACCCTCGGGCGCAACCGCCTCTCCACCGAACGTCAATCGCCCCTCCATTCAGGGGCGTCGTATCCAGGTTCCTCTCCCCTTCTGGTTTTCCGAGTCTACGTTTGAGGCGCTCCCTCTTCTGGCCCTTCAATTCCATGAGTGTGAGATTCGTCTCACGCTGCGTCCGATTCGTGAGCTCTATCGTGTGCTAGACCTCAACGGACATTCCGTCGCACCCGGTTATCAGTACAACGACTCCCCTGTCCCCCTTCAGCCTCAGAATGTGTATTATACGTCGGTATCGGATACGTCGGATATCACCATCAATCAGTTTCTCACCGACATTGGAACCCCTGTCCCGCTCCTCAACACCTGGCCCCTCCAGGCTCAGATTCAGATGACGTATGTCTATCTCACGGATGAGGAACGCACCCATTTCTCTTCCGAGTCGCTCCAGTACCTCCTTCGCCAAGTGACGCGGTATGAGGTGGCTTCCATCACGGCTCGTCAATTCACGCAATTGGATACGCATAATCCAATTGAGCGTATTCTGATTGCCCCGAGGCGCTCCGATTCCATCGTCTATCGCAATGAACTCACGAATCTAACCAACTGGATCAATCCTGCTAAGCCTCCCTACCTGCCTACCCAAGGGGGATGGGCACCTTACGTCCAAACGGCATCTTCTTCGGGTCGTTTGGTGCTGAACGGTCAGCGTTCCATTCTGCGGTCCCTCACCATTCTAGGGGACGGAAATCCCCTTCAAGAGGAGAAGCCAGTAGAGTATTTTACGGAGGTGGTTCCTTGGAAGTATCTACGGGGAAATCCACAGGCGGACTGGATTGTCTATCCCTTTTCTCTTGCGTCTCCAACTACCCAGCCGACAGGAAGCATTAATAGTAGCCGCATTAAAAACTTTCAATTGGATTTGAACGTCTTCCCTCTACCTGCCACCTCGCTGTATCAATACGACGTCACGATTTATGTGGAGAGTTTGAATTGGGTGACCATTGCTTCAGGTATGGGTGGATTGAAATATGCGCTATAATGTGCCGGCTTTCCAGGCAATAAAATAGAGTGAGGTCATAGGATGTCTGACTCTTTTTTAACCAAATTAAAAAACAAGGTGGCGTATCAAATCCACTCTGCGGTGGATGACCCCGAGGCAAAGGAGTTTGCGGAGAAACAGAAGCAGGACAAAGAAAAGCAGGAGAAGGAGAAGCAGGAGAAGCAGAAGCAAGAGAAGCAAGAGAAGCAAGAAAAAGAAAGGCAGGAGTCGCCCGATACGCAGAAGGAGACCTTTCAAGCGCCTCAACCCGAGTCTGATTCGGCGGTCGTACGTATTTTTCAAAAGATGGTCTACTACACCAAGGAAGCCATAGGTTCTGCCTTTTACCCTGTCTTGACTCTATTAATGGCCTCCCTTATTGCCAACGAGATGATTGTCTATCCTGCCCCGATTCGGTTAGGATTCTTTCTCTTTACCCTCTTTGTCTGTATGGTGATTAAGCCTGTTATCTATCTTCTCGGCTTTTATTTTCTATGTAAAAAAGGCTATGACTATTACATCAATGAGTTGATGTGGCAGGAAGGAATGCCCAAAGAAATCATTATGACCACCTTGTTTGCGTTCCTGCCATTGACCACCAATGAGTCAGAGGGACGCGTCAAAAACTTTTTCATGAAACCGTTTCAATATGGCGGACAATTCTCTCAAAAGGATGGGGAGGAGCTCACCAAACGAATGGAGATGTATGACGAGGACCTTCGTGAGGCCTTTCCCTACCTGGAGAAGATTAAGAACAAGGAACCCTTTCAGGCTCGGTTGGAGAAAATAACCACGCAAATGAAGACGCTTCATGATTTTGTGGAACTCCCTGATTCGGACGATGAAGAGGAGTCCGAGGAGGCCAAATCGGCAGACGGCTCTCCACCCCTTCCACCGACGATTGCCTCTACGATGGCCACTCGCACTTAAAGGCACTCAAGGGCAGACAAGGCATACATGGCGGACAAGGCAGGCATTGTGGTCTCGGTGGTAACCCCGACCTACAATCGTCGGCGTTTTATTCCCACCCTTATTGCCCTCTACCAACACCAGACGTATCCAGCGCATAAAATGGAATGGATTATTCTGGACGATGGCCAAGACCGTGTAGCCGACCTCTTTGAAGCCGCTGCGGCCACGATTCCGAATCTCCGTTATCTTCGCTCCGAAGAAAAACTCCGCATTGGGGCCAAACGGAATCGGTTGAACGATGAGGCAAGGGGTCAGATCATTATC